CGTAGAAGCTCTGGAAATTCCGAGAATGTGGATGAAGGAGTAGAGATTATAAATGACGCACCAGAAGAAACAAGTCAGGATATCGGATATAGTGATTCCGAAGTATCTGCCGATATTCAATAACCGAAGTATCAAGCATATCATCCTGACATCTGGTCGTGCCGGGACGAAATCCAGTTATGCAGCTATCAGGTCAGATTATCAACTTGTATCAGATGCCAATGGCTCTGTGGTTGTGCTGCGTAAGCATCATAACAAGCTGCGGAAAACAGTTTACAAGGAGATGCTCCGAGGAATCAACCGTTTGGAGATTCCGAAAAGTAAGTTCCGGATTACAAAGTCTCCAATGGAGATCACTTATAAGAAGTATGGAACAACGATGTATTTTGCCGGATCAGATGGCATTGATGATACGAAAGGTATTATTGATGAGGATAAGCCAATCAAGTTAGTTGTGTTGGATGAGTTGACAGAGTTCTTTGATGATGGTGAGGGAGAGGATGAGTTAAGTAATATCGAAGCTACTTTTGTTCGTGGGAATAAAGGTGGTTTCCAAATGATTTATCTGTATAACCCACCGAAGAATCCGAATGCACCGATTAACCAGTGGTGCAAGAAGATGGAGAAACGTTCCGACTGTGTTCATATCCATACAGATTACAGAGATGTACCTGCTGCCTGGCTGGGACCTGATTTGATTGCTTCGGCCAAGGCAATGGAGGTTGCTGATCCGAAAATGTACAGATGGGTATGGCTTGGAGAATCAGTTGGTGTTGATGAACTGATTTATTATATGTTTGGAGAAAGGCACAGACAGAAAACGGATCCGGATAGAAGATATGACAGAATCTACATTGGCGGTGATTATGGTCAGCAGAATGCAACAACATTTCAGGCATTTGGTCTTGATACTTACAGAAAGAAGTTTCCAGGACTTGGAGAGTATTATCACAGTGGTCGAGAGACTGGAAAACAGAAAAGTCCGTCAGAATATGCGCAGGATCTGGTTGAGTTCATGAATGAGCTGCATGAACAGTATGAGAACCGGATTTTTTATATTTTTCTGGACCCATCTGCCAAAGGTCTGGCGGAAGAGGTGAAGAGAGCTACCAGGAACGGATTGGATTATCAGGTATTTCTGCGGGATGCGGAAAATGATGTGGCTCTGGGAATCAGCCGGGTACAGAAGGTACTGGTATTTGATATCTTGTCGATTTCTCCGAAGCAGGAATATGCGGTGCAGGAGTTTGGAACATACGAGTATGATAAAAAATCCATCGAAAAGGGAAAAGAAGTGCCAGTGAAAGAAAGCGATCACTGCATGGACGCAATCCGTTATGTGGTTATGGGAGTCTGGAGCAAGATCAAACATTGGCTGCCCTTAGATACAGTCGGAGATGACGTGAGTGTAGGCGATATCAGCAGCACGGAGGTGAGAGAAGAGGATGAATATCTTTAATTATTTCAGAAAGAAGGGAATCGATACGGTAGATGCTTCATTCTATCGTAAGATTGATGAGTGGATCAGCTGGTACAATTCCAATGTCCGGCAGTTTACATTTTACAAGGTATATACCGGACGCGGTACAAGTAAACGATGCCGTAGAAAGAGCATGGGAATGGCAAAGAAGCTGTCTGAAGACATTGCAGATCTGCTTCTGAACGAGAGAGTTATGATTACACTGGAAGACGAAGCAACACAGGAATTTGTGCAGAAGGTTCTAGATAATAATCATTTTCTGGTTATGGGAAATGATTACCAGGAACGGAAGGCGTATTCTGGAACAGTGGCGTATATTCCTTATCTGTATAATGCGGTTGTACAGGAAGACGGAACGATATCGGCAGGGGAGATTGGGATCAACTATGTGGATGCCAAGAACATTTATCCGGTCAGTTGGAATAATGGAGAGGTTACGGAGTGTATTTTTACGTTCGTGCATACAGTCCGCCAGAAGAAATACGTGCAGATCCAGTTCCATCGGATTGAAGAAAAGGGAATGTATGTGATTGAGAACAGCGTTCTGGAATGCACAAAAGGCAGTACGGAATGGCGAGAGCTGACAGAACAGGAATGGAAACAGCTGAAACCATTTACAAATCTAGCAGCTAGAACCGAGACCGGATCCACAGAACCACAGTTTGTTATTGACAGACTGAATATCACAAACAATGCAGCTGAGTGCAATCCAATGGGAATTGCGATTTTTGCAAATGCAATCGATACTCTGAAAAAGCTGGACATGGAATTTGATTCTTACTGCAACGAGTTTGATCTTGGAAGAAAAAGAATCTTTGTTGTTCCGGAAATGCTGACGAACGAAGATGGATCTCCAACCTTTGATCCAGATGACAGCGTGTTCTATTCGCTTCCGGAAGATTACGATAAGAACCAGACTGGTCTGATCAAAGAAGTGGACATGAGTCTTCGGGTAGAGCAGCACAGCAAGGCAATCAAGGATGATCTGAATTATCTGTCTCTGAAATGTGGATTCGGTACAGAAAGATATCGGTTTGATGGGGCAGGAGCAAAGACTGCGACAGAGATCATTTCTGAGAACTCAGATATGTACCGGATGCTGAAAAAGCATGAGACGATTCTGGAAGATGTCCTGGAGCGGCTGATCAGAATCATTATCCGACTCGGGATTGTGACAGGGAACGCACTGGATATAAATACAGATATTGTGATTGCTTTTGACGATTCTATTATCGAGGATAAAGGCGCAGAGCGGCAGCAGGACCGTCAGGATGTCAGCATGGGAGTGATGCGGCATGAAGAATACCGTGCAAAATGGTACGGGGAGACCGTGGAGCAAGCAAGGCAAAATCTACCAGAGCAGAATCAGGTGATGGAATAATATGCGAGATGATTACAAGAATCAGATGGCCAGTAAGATTGCTGGAAGATATCAAGATTTAGAACTTCGGATTATGAAGGATATTGTCTGGCGAATCAAGAAAACCGGAAAGATTACAAGCACAGCAGACTGGCAGATTAATAGGCTACGGATTTTAGGATATTCTTCAGAGGATATTGAACGAGAAATCAAGAAGACATTGAATGCTTCTTATCCAGAGATGTTCGAGTTATATGACAAGGTGATTGATTGGGAATATGTCAGGAATAAGGACATATATGAGCAGATTAATGCTGAGTACATACCATTCGAAGAGAATGGACAACTCAAGCAGATTACAGAGGCAATTATTGATCAAAGTTTTGCAGATTTGGAAAATATAACAAATTCGCTTGGTTTTTACTTAGATTATGGAGATGGTAAAAAGGTTATAACACCGCTGGCGCAGGTTTATACAAATTATCTTGATTCAGCATGTTTCGATATTGTAACTGGAGCATTCGATTACAACAGTGTGCTGCGTAGAGTAGTGACTCAGCTCACCAATAGCGGACTTCGACAGATCGATTACTCCTCTGGAAGAGCCAATCGGGTTGATGTAGCTGCAAGGAGAGCTGTCATGACCGGCGTTGCAAAGCTTACGAATAAGATAACCGAATATCATATGGAACAGCTTGGTTGTGAATATGTAGAAGTAAGCTGGCATGCAGGGGCAAGACCTTCACATTCTGTATGGCAGGGAAAAGTTTACAAATGGAATAAATAGTACTTGACTTTTCGTGGCTCAATAATTACAATTTAATTGTGGCACAAAAAAGCGAGGTGAATGATATGAGTCCACGAACAGGAAGACCTAAGATAGATAAACCAAAGACAATAGAGGTTAAAGCGAGAATTGATGAAGAAACAAATGAAAAATTGATGAAATATTGTAAAGAAAATCAGTTAAACAGAACCGATGTTGTGAGAATGGGGATTGAAAAGGTTCTTGAACACAAATAGAACGTTGCCACGCTACCAACGAAAACAACGTTCTATCAAACCGAAGGAATCCCTTCATGAAATATTTTAACATGTCTTGGGATTCCTTGCAATGAGAAAGCGAGGAGAAAACAAATGCAGTTACCAGAAACAGTAGAAGTAAAAGGAATGAAAGTTCTTACGACTCGGCAAATAGCTGAAGCGTATGGAGTGTCTAAGGACAAGATAATTTACAATTTTAACTATAATAAAGACAGATATGTTCTTGGAAAACACTATATTGAGGTGTTTGGGGAAGAATTAAGGAGATTGAAAAGGACATGTGAAATTCAAAGCTCCTTCAAATACGCCAAGACATTGTATCTTTGGACAGAGAAAGGTGCATTGCTCCATGCCAAATCTTTGAACACGGATAAGGCGTGGGAAGTATATGATTATCTGGTGGATTTTTACTTCCGAGCAAAGGAAGAACCGAAAGAAACAAAGCCTGTTCCTGTTGATACAGTACCAGTCGTAAGTAGGCAGAAAGATAAGAAGCTTCCACAGATTGACAATCCAATCGGGGTACTTAAGCTGTTGCTTCAGGTAGCAGAAGATAATGGCATTGGAGTGAGTTCCTACCCGTTCAAGACGCTTGAGAGCGTATTGAAAAACGGAAACATCGGTATCAGAACTGGCGTGACGGTCGAAAAGGCATGTTATGAACTGGCGTGGGAGCTGTCTCATGCGTTTATCCACTATCGGAATGGGAATTTGATTAAGAGTCCGCTGGCAAAGGATTACAATGATCAGGCAACACGGTCAGCTGAGTTGATCCTGAAAGTTCTGAATGTAAAAATGAGTCAATTGTAAAAAAACAGTTATTTAAAGAGAGTCTTATTTAAGGCTCTCTTTTGTTGTGGAGGGGGTGATGCGAGCATGGCAGATTATCCAGACTTTGCCAGTAGTACAGGTTATGGGACCGGTGAAGGATTAGGAGGTTGGAACTGCTACCATTGACACGAGTATTATCCGTTTTTTCCTGGCATTTCACAGCGCAACTGGACAGATGAATGGCTGGATGCGAAGAACGAGGAAGAGGCAGAACCTAAGACGTTTGACGGCAGAGAGTATACTCTGTATGAAGCAAAGCAGAGACAGCGTCAGATGGAAACAGCAATGCGAGCACAGCGCGAAAAAGTACAGCTACTGCAACATGGGGGCGCAGATCCGCAGGAAGTAATGCTTATGAAAGCGAAATATCAAGGGCAGCTTAATGAATACGCTAAATTTTCTAAAAAGATGAAACTGGAACAGGAACGTGAGAGAATATATCTTGATATGCGCGGAAGAATAGCAACTAATTCGAAGCAACAGAACTCTATGTTTCCGCCAGAGATGATTCAAAATGCATCAAGTGATATTGCTCAGTATAAGAAATACAAGGAAATTCTGGGAGATTCTATCGGATCACTTGTAAAGTTTGGTCAGTTAAAATATAATGATAGTGAGAAATGGGAAAAGGTTCAAAGCAAATTTTTCACATATCTTGAGATTGGCAAGAAAGATTGGTCTCAAGAGTTCAAGATTAAATCCAAACAAGTATATGATAGATTCAGAGAGCAAGGAGAAGAATTATCAGTTCATGCTTTGAGTCGATTGCCAAGATTGAATAAGCCAGGATATGAAGTGATTCACGAAAAAGATGTTCTCGAGCTGGTAAAAACAAAGCCGAATTATTCTGAAGGAGAAGAAAAAATAATTTGGTTCAGTCCAAGTAAACAGCTTGTAGTTATAAAAAATAAAAACTCTGGTGATATAGTTAGTATTATTCGGAGAAAAAACAAGAAGGAAGGATGGACAGATGCAGGTTTTTAGAAAATATATGAATTATATAAAGGATTTTCTTGAAAATACTCCAGAAGATATATATGAGTTTTCTATTATCCTTGAAGATGCGTTAGTTGATGAGTATGATGCAATGCATGCGGAACAGCCGAGAGCAACTGAAATATTGGCAGAAGAAACCCCGGACATTTGTGCATCGGCAGAACCGGGGCTGAAACCAAAAGAAATTGAAGAATTCAAACGTAAATTGGAAATTGAATACAACAAAGCATTAAAAGCAGTTGTGTAGTTGCCACCAGTCGATACGGCCGGTGGTATTTTTGTACTCATTTTTAGGAGGATTTGATGATAAACATTAAAATAACAGATCATGGCATTCATATGAGCGGTCATGCCGGCATGAATGGTACGGATGGAGTAGATCGCGTGTGTGCTGCGGTATCAGCGCTTACATGTAATCTGATTAATTCATTAAAAGATCTGTCTAATGATCGGATAAGAGCGGATACTGGAAGTGGAATGACAATAATTGAATGGGAAAAACTATCAGATGGTGGAAAACTTCTGATGGATTCTTGGTTCCTTGGGGTTACAGATATTAACAGGGAATACAACTGTATAACATTTATGTAGAAAACATCCTTCGGGGTGTTTTTATTATGTCCAAAACGTGAAGACGGAAAAAGCTCAGAGCCTGTCGAGGCAAAACGGAGGTATGAAATGTATAAAAAAAGAATGATGTTACAGCTCTTTGAAGACGGCGCAGGAGCTGGCTCTGGTGGACAGGGCGGAAATGCCGGGACTGGAAACGGCAGCCAGGGATCTGCTGGAAATGCATCCGGAGCACATGGAACCGGAACATATACTTATGAACAGTTGGAAGAAATTGCAAGTTCACGAGCCAAGAAGTCTGAAAGAGTTGCATTGGCGAACTTCTTCAGGGGTCAGGGCATGACAGAAGAGGAAGTTACCCAGGCAATTACTAAATTTAAAATAGACAGAGCTGCGAATCAGCCCAATGTGGCACAGCTGCAGCAGGATCTGGAAGATTCAAGAAATGAAGTCCAGCAGATGAAGAACGAGAAGTTCTTATCCGGCAAAGGTGTCAAGGCTGATGATCTGGACTATGTGACTTACAAGGTTTCCAAAATGGTAGATGACAAAACGACATTTGAAAAGGCAGCAGAGAAGTTTTTAGAGGAGAATCCGAAATTTGCCGGTGGAGGTTCTTACCGGATTGCAGATTCTTCTGCGGGTAATTCTTCAAATGGTTCCGGTGGGAACATGAACGCTTCCATCAATGACCGGATCAGAGCTGCCGCGCGAAGATAACGGAGGTAGAGTAAATGCAGAATAGAAGAATGAATTTAAGATTGTTTGAAACAGATGCAAACATCATTGATCGTACCGGAGCAGAGGCTCTGATTCCAATTCAGGAATCCAATGAGATCATCCAGGGAACAATCGCACAGTCAGCTGTACTGTCAAGGGGCCGTAAGCTGGCAAACATGACAAGCAAGCAGTATAAAATGCCGGTACTGGATATGCTGCCGATTGCTTATTTTGTAAATGGTGATAACGGACAGAAGAAAACTACGAAACAGGCATGGGATAAGAAATTTATCACTGCCGAAGAGATTGCAGTTATTGTTCCGATTCCGGAAGCAGTCCTGGATGATTCCGAGTACGACATCTGGGGAGAGGTAAAGCCAAGAGTAACAGAGGCGTTTGGAAAGGTTATCGACAGTGCGGTATTATTTGGTGAAAATAAACCGTCTACATGGAGAGATGATGTGGTTGCAACCGCAACAAAGGCAAATGCTGTTATCACATTAGGAGCGGCTGACAGTCTGTATGACAAGATCATGGCAGAAGACGGAGTGATTGCACACGTTGAAGACTGTGGATACTTTGTGAACGGCCATATGGCAGATATTTCCATGAGAGCTAAACTCAGAGGTCTGAAGAATGCAAACGGAGATCCGTTGTTCAAGCAGGATCTGCAGGGTTCTACACAGTATGCACTGGACGGATCACCGATGAATTTCCCGAACAATGGTGCGTTTGATAAGTCAAAGGCGCTTATGATTTCCGGAGATTTCTCACAGCTTGTATATTCTATCAGACAGGATATCACCTTTAAGCTGTTTACAGAAGGCGTTGTCCAGAATACAGATGGATCGATTGCTTACAACTTGATGCAGAACGATATGGTTGCGCTTCGTGCAGTAATGCGTCTTGGATGGGAAATCCCGAACCCGATCAATTCACTGAAGACAGACAAGACCAAGAGATGTCCGTTTGCAGTTCTGAAATCCGGTGAGTAAGGGAAGGTGATAATCCATGCAGGTCACGTATAGATATTATGCAGACGAATATGGAGGAAGAACCATTCCGGAACAGGACTTTCGAAAAGCCGAAAGGCAGGCGGAAGCCTATATCCGGCATTTGACTTATGTGAAAGGTGATATCTTTGCTGTGGAAAATGAAGCGGTAAAAGATGCTGTTTGCGCTGCAGCAGAGGTTTATTACAAATACAATGCACAGCAGCAGTCAGAAACCCCGTTGGTGAAGTCAGAAAATAATGACGGATACAGTGTCACTTATGTTACAGAGCAGACGGATGGAAAGACAGCAGAAGAGATTGTGAAGAAAAAGGTATATGATGCGGTATATCCTTATCTTCTTCCTACTGGATGGCTGTCAAGAAAGGTGGGGATGCGTTGTGATCACAAATATGGATGTGACTGTTTATAACAGGAAATACGATGAGACTACTCATTTTGATACCTGGTCCCGGACAGTCTTGCACGGCGTTCATGTTTATGTAGATCATAAGACCGCAGTTACGGATAATGGGCTGAAAAGCGCGGAAGTCTATAAGATCCGTATTCCTGCGGATATTCCAGAAGCAGATCAGTATCTCCCGCCGGAAGAGTATGCCTGTTGTGGAGGCTTCGGAAACTGGACTATACAGAACGGGGATCAGATCGTGCTCGGTGAGTGCTGTCAGGAGATTGAGAAGCCGGCGGATTTGAAAAAGCTGTTCCAGAGGCATTGTAAGGTGACAAGCTGGTCAGATAACCGGTTTGGGACGCTTCCACATTGGAGGGTCGGAGGTGAGTAGATGGCTGGCAAGAAAGCATTTTCAATCAATACGCCACGTGGAAGTATCACCACGGTTACGAATGCAGACGGATCGGTAACGGCAGAACTGAAATGGGCACCTGGCTTTTCAGAGCGAAAAGAGGGTGCTTTTTCCAATGCACAGGAATTCGTCGATTCAGAATGTCTGCGCTATATGAATCCACTGACTCCGAGAAGAACCGGGATGCTGATCAAGTCCGGAACGCTTGGAACGGTGATCGGATCCGGATCAATCGAGTATATCACTCCGTATGCACGCCGCCAGTACTATGAACACAAGACAAGGTCAAAATGGTTTGAAACCATGAAAGCAAGCAAGAAGGATGTTATAAGGGAAGGGGCAGAGAAGATTGCAGGAAAATAAGAAGACGCCAATCATCGAAAGTATCCGGGAATATGTGAAGTCCTACCCAGGCATTAACAACCGGAAGATCAATATCGATTATCTCGGTGACGGAATGGAATACTCCATTGATCCGATCGGAGCAGATCCGATATACAAGAAATATGTGGATGGCTCCTGCCTGAAACAGTTCCAGTTCGCTCTGACAAGTAAGGAAGCTTATGACGGGGACGCCAGAACAGGAATCGCAAACAGCGGGTTCTATCAGGACTTCGAGGAGTGGACACAACAGAACAATATGAATGATATCGTACCGGAGCTGGACGGGCATGACGCTATTCGAGTAGAAGTGCTGCAGTCCGGCTATTTATTTAGCGCAGAAGCTGATCTGGGACGGTATCAGATGATTTGCAGAGCAATTTATAAATAAACAGGAGGTATGGAAATGACAACAGCTGATGGAAAAAAGAAATTGGTTGGAAGACATAAGCGAGTTGCGTTTATGGATGCAACAGGTGATGGGAAGAACTTCACCAGGATGACAGGATTTACTTCCATGTCAGACGGAAAAAACGCAACAGAATACAGCAGACAGTATGTGGACGAAGCAAGTGAGCGTTCGGACGTGGTTGGTTATGCACCATCTGTCGATTATGAGTTCGACCTGTATACAAACGATCCGGTACAAGCAAGAATCGCAGAAATTACAGATGATGAACTTATTGGATCAGACACACAGGTTACAATCGTGACTGTAGATCTGTTTGACGAAAAGCAAGTGGAAAACACATGTACCGCAAGAAAGCGTGACTGGAATGTAATCCCGGATACAGAAGGGGATGGAACGGACGCACTGATCTACAAAGGTAGCTTCAAGGCGTCAGGCAATATCACGAAAGGCACAGCCACTACTACAGACGGCTGGGAGACTTGTACATTTGCAGCAGAGTGAGAAAGAGAGGTTAGCTAATGGAAATTTTTAAATTTGGAGATCTTGAAGCGGAGATCGATTTTACAGACGCTGATTTCCTGGAAAACCTGGAAGAAGCAAAGGAGCTGTTACAGGAAGAAGCAAAGAAGACTCCGGTTACAGGGAAGACGGCAGACATCATCCGTGCCCAGTGCAGGTGCTATTTCAATTTCTTCGACAGAATCATCGGAGACGGGGCACATGAAGCAATGTTCTGCGGAAAGACAAGCCTGAACCTGTGCATTGAAGCTGCAGAGGCATTGAAAAAGTTCGAGGATGCGGACGCTGAAAGAATCAATGGAAAGTATAGTGAATATACCATACAGCAACATGGAAACAGGCAGCAGAGAAGGAACTATAATAAGCAGAAGAATAGGAAATACTCCAACAACAGGTAAGAGATGAACATTTTGATTGATAAGTTTCCGGAATTTGTATCAGTGGACGGAAAGGAATATCCGGTGGAGACAGATTTCCGGAAATGGATAAGACTAATGAAACTGGTAGAGGACGACAGTGTACCGGAGAATGTTAAGTGCGGACTAATGATGCAATGGTATACGGACGCAATACCGGACGATCTGGAAGCTGCAATTGATGCACTCGGCGAGTTCCTCGCCATGAATCCGGGTGAAAAAGAAGAAATTGCACCTGTGCAATCATCAAAACAGGTCTATTCCTACGAGGAAGACATGACATGGATCTACAGCGCATTCAGGGAAGTGTATGGTATTGACCTGCAGAAAATTGAGTATATGCACTGGTGGGAGTTTCAGACATTATTTACAGGGCTTCCGGAAAGCACAGAGATTAAGCAGAGAATGATGTACCGAAGTATAGATCTCAGAACTGTAAAGGACAAGGATGAGCGTAAAAGAATCAAGAGAATACAGGATGCCATTGCGCTGAAGAAGAGAAAGAGAAAAATGACAGACTACGAGATTGGGGATATGTTTGCGTGACAAAGAAAATGATGATCAACATCCCGACAGAACGCAAATGGTACAGGTGTCCTTATTGTGGAAAGAAACTGCTGATATACGAAGATACAGCCAAGTGCAATGGCGTGTATCTTAATTGTCGGGAATGCAGGAGAGAAGTGAAGATTAGGATTTAAGCACATGTGAGCCGTTGAGCCGTGCTATCAGAAAGGGTGATAGTATGGCGGACGGCTATTTGAATTTTGATACAAAAATTAATGAAAAAGGGTTCAACGACGGCATAAAGAAGCTGGGAAGCCTCGGGAAAAGCGGATTATCGGTTGTAACGAAAGCAACTGCAGGAGCAGTAGCTGCTATTGGAACAGGAGCGGCCGCAATCGTAAAGACATCACTTGATGTGGTGGCAAATATGGAGCAGCAGGTCGGCGGAGTAGAGACACTGTTTAAGGACAGTGCATCGACGGTAATTAAAAATGCCAATATGGCGTATAGGACAGCTCAGATTTCCGCGAATGAGTATATGTCCACGGTAACGAGCTTCTCGGCATCATTGCTGCAGGGGCTTGGTGGAGATACTGCGAAGGCAGCAGAAATTGCGAATACAGCACTGATTGATATGGCAGATAATGCCAATAAGATGGGCACGAACATGCGCGACATCCAGAATGCTTATCAGGGATTTGCAAAGCAGAATTACACCATGCTCGACAACCTGAAGCTGGGATATGGCGGTACACAGGCGGAAATGATCCGGCTGATCAACGACTCAGGTGTTCTGAACGAAAAGATAGAGGATCTCGATAACGTTACATTTGATCAGATGATCCTCGCAATCCATAAGATCCAGGAAAATCTTGGAATAACCGGAACATCTGCGAAGGAAGCGTCAACAACAATTGAGGGATCTGTTAATTCTGCGAAAGCTGCATGGGAGAACTTTGAAGCAGGCGTGATCAGCGCGAATGATCTTGTAGATACTTTCTGGACAGCTTCACAAAATATCTTCAACAATTTGGAACAGATTATTCCGAGACTTGGGAAGACTGGAATGGATGTTCTTGAATCATTATCTGGAAAAATCGGAGAAGCTGTGCCGCAGCTAAAAGTTTTTACGGATAGTGTTGGAAATTTGGCAGATAAGTTGCAGAACATGAGCACAGATGAGCTTATGAATCTCGGCAAGACGGTAGCGGTTCTTGCAGGGGCAGCTCCGGCATTTAGTGCACTTGGGAAAAGTGCCGGTACATGTGGCGATATCTTGAGTGGTCTGGGAGAAATAAGCGGCGGAACAGTAGCAAAGCTGAACAAGATGCCGGGAGATATCAAAAAACTCGGCGGAAAGATGAAAGCTGGCGCCAAGGCACTTTCTACAGCAAAAGATGCAGTGTTGATTCCATTTGAAGGAATGGAAGAACAGATTTCCGGAGTGCTTGGTAAAATAACGTACCATGTGAAATATTATGGAGCCGGAATTCAGAATCAGATCAGCAAATTAGGCGCACCAGTGACAAATGCAGTGTCTAAATTTACTGCGCCAATAAGAAAACTTGGATCGGTAATCGGTGGAAGTTTTGGAAAAGTAGGAACACAGATTTCCGGGTATGCAAGTATCATTGGAAATGCCTTTGCGCCGATTCTGTCATCGGTTGCCGGATTTATCCCATCCTTTATCAGTCTGCTGAATTTCGGGGCGGTCGCAGCCGTTGTTGTTGCCGGCTTGGGATTGATCTACAGTCAGTTTGGAACGCAGATTGATCAGCTGCTGCTTCTTGCGCAGACGAAAGGTCCGGAGATTATTTCCAATCTTGGAAATGGAATTACAGCAGCACTTCCGGGATTGATGGGGCAGGGCGCAACGCTGATTTTGGGATTAATGAATGCAATCACAGCGAATCTGCCGGCGCTTATTTCTACGGGCGCAAGTATTATAGCAACACTTGTGAGCAGTTTGGCAGAACAGCTCCCGCAATTGATTCCGGCAGCGGCAAGTATGATTCTGACACTGGTGGAGGCGATGATCAGCAATCTCCCACAGATTATCTCGTCAGGACTTGATTTAATGATGGGGCTCGCACAGGGGATCGCAAATGCAATCCCGCAGGTGACAGCGAAAGCGCCGGTCATTATTGGAAAACTGGCATCTACGATTATTACGAACCTGCCAAAGATCATACAAACTGGTATTCAGATTCTCACACAATTGGCGGTCGGACTGGTAAAAGGAATTCCGACCCTGCTTGGTAAGATCCCGTCCATGATCAGCCAGATCAAGAATGCATTCACCAGTGTGGACTGGGGAAGTGTCGGCGTTAATATTATCAAAGGAATTGCAAGCGGACTTAGCAGCGCGGCAAAGAGTCTGGCAGATGCAGCAGCAAATGCAGCAAGCAATGCCCTTGACTGGGTGAAATCAAAACTTGGTATTCATTCACCGTCCCGTGTGTTTCGTGATCAGGTAGGTAAGATGATGGCTCTTGGTATGGGAATCGGATTTGAGAAGAATATTCCAGTCAAGAGCATGAGCGCAGGAGTCAAGAGAGCTGTAGGAAGCCTGAAGAAGTCAGCTGAATTGATTACAAGCAGAAGCACATCCAACAACAGCGTGGATGGAATACGAAACCATCCGGTATGGGGCGGACCAACGGATCAGACGGATTATGACAGATTGGAGAGGATACAGATGAAAGCGGCCAAGACGATAGCGAAGAGACCAATATATCTTGGAACAGAGCGAATTGACAAGCCACTGCCGAAAGGAGCGGTACCGCAAGTATGATTGTATATTATGAAAATTCAAAAGGGGAGCAACTGAATCTTCTGAAGGCTCCCTATAGGACTATGAAGACAGACTGGTTTGATGCGGACTGGTCAGAGTCTTCTAACGGGTATGAAAAGACCGTGACAATTGACGTATTCGGGAAACGAAACGAATTCCGGTCGAATATGGAGCAACTCTATAAGATCATAGCAGTTGATGCGGAAAATGAAGTATATGGAAGGCTGTATGTAAATGGAGCTTATTTACGATGCAGGATATTAAAATCGGCAAAGGAAGGATGGAAAGGTTACGTCTATTCCGAGGTGGGACTTACCTTTCAGGCACCGGAGCTTGTGTGGGTGGTAGAAACTGGAAAACAATTCTTTCCACAGCCCGAAGAAGAGGCAGCTGCAGGTATTGATTTTCCGTATAATCATCCGTTCGACTTTGCAGGAGTGAAGCGCGGGACCGCTGTGTGGGAAGTAGAGCATATTATTCCGAGTGATTTCCAGATGATTATCTACGGACCATGCGTGAATCCAAGAATCTTAATCAATGATTATCCTTATGAGGTATTTGTGACACTGGAACGAAATGAATATCTTGTGATCGACAGCAGATCTTGTAAGGTTATGAGATATTTATCAAATGGAACTGTGCAGAATGCATTTAATGAGAGAGCGCTGGAACATAGCATATTTGAGAAAATTCCTTCCGGGCTTTTAAATATCAACTGGTCGGGAGACTTTGGTTTTGATTTGACCTTATTTTTGAACAGGAGGGAGCCGCCGTGGTAACACTGGCAGATAAGAATCTACATGAGATTGGATATGTGAAAGATGCTAATTTTACTGCAGATGTGAATGGAGAGTACGAGTTTTCAGTTCAGATCGCAAGATCAAACTGGTATCCGGAATTGAACTTTTCCAGTTATATATACATTGTTGGTACAGAATATGGTGGAATTATCGGTGAGATCCTGACGGATACCACACTTGATTATGTGGAAGTGAAAGGGATCACCTGGCGTGGATTTTTGCAGTACAAAGTGATTGAGCCGCCGGCAGGATCTGATTACAAGAAAGTAACAGGGGAAATACATCAGGTTATGAAAGCATTGATTGAACCGGAGTTTAGTGGCTTGTATGTAGTGTCTTCCAAGAATACAGAAATCACGGTCAGTAATTATCTGTTTGACCGCTACTGTACCTTGCTTGCAGGGATTAGCAAGATGCTGAAAAGCAAAGAGTATAGGTTGAACATCCGGTTCCTTCGGGAGCATGGAGAACCGGGATATCTGCTGATAGAAGCAGTTCCTGTTGTAGATTATTCAAAAAAACTGGAACTGTCGAAAGACATGCAGCTGAATTATACAATGGATGATAAGCGGAATGGAGTGAATCATCTGATCGTAGCAGGAAAGGGAGAACTTCAGGAAAGAAATGTATTCCATCTGTATGTACAGAAAAACGGTAGTATTGGAAAAGAAAAATATTATACTGGGCTGGATGAAATCACGGAGGTGTACGAAAATACATCAACGGAGACGGATGAACTTGAGAAAAATGCAATTGAACGACTTCAGGACCGAATGAATAAGAAGACATTCAAAATGGATGTTGCAAGTCTTGGACTTCAGGTCGGTATTGGAGATATCGTAGGAGGCAGAGATTACCTGACCGGGATGTATATGTCAAAGCCTGTAAAGAACATCATCTATGAAATCACAAATGATGTAGAATCAATTACTTATAAATTGGAAGGAGAAGATGAAGAATGAAAATTGTATCTGGAAGAACCGGATCACCCCATGTGACTTCGCAGCAGTTCCGGCAGATGCTGGAAGGAATACTGGGACAGGACAGTTATATTCTCACGAGCGGAGAAAATTTAAAGCCGGAATTGAGTTCCAATAATCTGCTCAAGATCCGGAGCGGGATGATGTGCCATCATGGATGTATTTCCTGTGTGGAAATCGGAACTTATGATGAGGTCACTCTGACGAATGGATCACATGGAATGCAGAGAATTGACCTCGTGGTAAACCGGTATACCAGGAATGCGGAGACAGAGGTTGAAAAATGCGAATGGAAGGTGATCACCGGGACAGCAAAGGCGAGCAGCCCAGCAGTTCCGACATATACGAAGAGCAATCTTCAGGATGGAGATCTTGTAGATGAGTGTCCGGTATTTGAAATTCACTACAATGGAATCAATGTTACGGAGGTGAAGAGCCTGTTGAGTGTAGTGGGATCACTTGCTGAATTAAATGGCAAATCATATGAGCTGATCAAAGTCAGTGATAACAGATATGTGAAGAAATACGCAGACGGACGCTTTGAAGCATATGGTCATATAGCAATCAAGGATCTTGTATTTGCAAATCAGATTGGATCAAGCGGTGTTTATTACGCTCAATATCAGAATTTAAATATTGGGATTACTGCTAAAACCATTTCATCTGTACAACACACGGCAAATAACTCTGGTGTTGTATGGACTGGCAATGCATCTGTGTCTGGAATCGCCATGAAAGGAACTATCTTGCAATATGGTAATACTTCCAGAGCAACAGATTTAAACTATGATGTTAAGGGAACCTGGAAATAACTCACAATTCTTATTTCTAAGGAATTGGCAGTGGTTTTGGATTCACATCCGGCGCAGGTCGGGTGTCTTTGTTATGCGCTTTTATATATGCAACATAGAAACATGATTCAGAGAAAGGAAAAGATATGAAAATTATATTCAACGATGGTCAGGAGCTGACAGTGCAGGATGTATCCATTCAGGCTGATGGTGGTCTTCTGGTCAAAACAATCTCAGCAACAGAGGATGAGATCAAAGCAATTTTTTCAGACTCCATGACAACAAAGAAGATGACAGTCCATGAGCGTGGATCAGAGCTTGCATGCTATGAAAATTATACGAAGTTTGATGCTGTTGTGAAGTATACAGCGGGCATTCTTGGAATTGTCATGTACCAGGAAGAGCAGGCACCGGAAGACCGAATCAAGGCACTTGAGAAAGAAAAGGCAGACATGAAGGAGAAGATTGACCAGTTAGAGGGCTGTATTCTGGAAATGTCTGAGCTGGTATATCAGTAATGGTAACTCTATTAACCAATTTATTCATAATGCTACAAAACAACGGAGGTAAAGAAATGATGGCAATGTTATGGGCACAGCAGATTATGTTGGGAAAGAAAACGTATGAACAGGTTCCAAGACTTTTGAAAGATAAGGTAAAAGAGATCCTGAAAGATTCCGGAATGGGCGAACTTGTTACAGATGAGACACAGGAGTAGAGGCGAAAACAGATGGCAGTAAAAACAGCACAGTATATATTTAATGGTCAGACGATTAATCTGACATACAATTCAACATCAGGAAAATGGGAAGCGACGGTAACTGCACCAAGTAAATCCAGTTATAGCCAGACGGACCACGTTCTGGGCGGTACGGTAAAGGCTACAGATGTGGCAGGAAATACAACGACCGTTGATCAGAGCCATGCAACACTTGGTTCCTCTCTGAAGATCAGAGTCAAAGAGAAGGTAGCTCCGGTAATCAGTATCACTGCACCGACAGCCGATTCTTATATTACAAACGCAACACCGACCATCAAGTTTACGGTAACAGATGCAGATTCTGGTGTAAATTCCGGTACAATCGCAATGAAGCTGGATGGTACAGCCGTTACAGTTACAAAGACAGCAATCACAGGTGGATATGAATGCAGCTATAAACCGACTACCGCACTGAAAGATGGAAGTCACACAATTTCTGTGACAGCATCAGATAATGATGGAAATGCAGCTTCAGCGAAGACAGCAACCTTTACAGTGGATACAGTACCGCCGACTCTGACGATTACAGCACCGGCAGAAGGTCTTGTGACAAATAAGACAACTATTACTGTTACAGGTAAGACAGACGATGCAACATCTAAGCCGGTTACAGTTACTGTAAATGGTGCAGCGGCTACAGTTGGGACAGATGGATTCTTTAGCAAGGATGTAACGCTGACCAATGGTGCAAACAAGATTACGATCATTGCCAAGGACAAAGCAGGTAAGACTACAACGATCACGAGAAATGTAACGCTTGATACAGCCGCTCCGGTGATCAAGTCTATCACCCTGACTCCGAATCCGGTTGATTGTGGTAAGACCTTTGTGATTGCTGTAGAGATTACGGACTAGGAGGTTCTGTTATGGTTGTGAAGGCAACCGGCAAGGTAGACGGGAAAGAGGTTATCTTTGAACGGGCAGAAGGGGATCTGTGGAAAGTCACGATCCCCTATGATCTTGATGGGATGTATGTGGTAGAAGTGACTGCAGAAGACGAGGCGGGTAATATAGCATTTTGCACGAAGTTACTGTTAATCGTGGATCCAGCTACTCTATGCATCCATCTCATACCATATGAGTATACCGTGGAAGTAGTTCAGGAAGAATTTTGTGTGGATGTGGTTCATCCGTGTCATGGGAGGTGCTGTTGTGAATAGAGTAAGATTTATCCAGGGTGAGGACAAACATGTCAAACTGCTGGTAAGAAGTCCGAATAATGAACCATTTACCATTCTGGCAGCATCTTACAGTCTGTCACGGTTTGGAGAAGTTGAATCTCATGGAGAATGTGAGATCAATGGTCATTATCTGGATATTAAAATTGCACCAGTGCAAAAGGCGAAGTCTTATATACTGGAAGTTACTTATGTGGTTGCTGATTCAACGAGGAAAGTAAGGATAGAAGTAGAGGTGGTATGATGCTGACAATCACGGAAATCAAATTGAGCAAAAATCCTGTCGGGACAGGGGAAAAGTTTACCATATCTGTGCAGATTCAGGAGACAGCAGATTATCCGTATGACTATCCTTATGATTTCCCGGTATCCTGCACGGTCACAGCGAAACCGAAAGAAACATAAAAATGATTTTCAGAGGGACTGAATATTGTATCATCAAATTACCCTGAGCTGTTTAAATAAGAAGAAACTCGTTTGAATTAACTGACAACCGTGATATACAGGTGGTACACAAAAACACCGAAAACCCCGGAGTTTATGCGGCTCATGGAGGTATTGCTATGGCAGCAGGAGCTATCATTATAACGTTATTGGAGTTGATTGTCGGAACTATTGTAAATATCATATTGGGATGGAATGTATGGGACTACAGCAATCTTCCAGGAAATCTGCTTGGACAGATTTGTCCGCAATTTACGGTATTGTGGTTCTTCCTGTCGGCTGTAGCCGTCTATCTAGATGATTGGATAAGATACTTGCTGTGGGGAGAAAAACGGCCAAAATATAAATTTTAGAAAGGAAGGATTGAAATGATGGATAAGATTATCACATTGCTGTCAAGCAATTCATTTGTAAAAATTTTGCTGATAGCGGTTGCTCTAGATACGATACTTGGTGTACTCAGAGCGATTAAAGAACACAAATTCAACAGCTGCGTAGGAATCGACGGAGCAATTCGGAAAGCAGGAATGCTCCTGTCAGTAGGATTCCTTATGGCAACGGACGTGATTATGCATATTAATGTATTAGGCATGGTACCTGAGAAATATGTACAGATTCTTGGAATTGATAAGATGGGAATCTGCGAATTCTTCAGTCTACTATTCATATTGTACGAACTGGTTAGCATCCTCAAGAATATGACATTATGCGGACTTCCAGTACCAACCAAAATCAAGAAATGGATTCAGAAATTCCTCGATGATATGACAGAAGAGCTTCCGAAAGAAGCAGCCAAGGAATTGCACCAGTGCAAGAAAGGAGAAGAATCATGACAGAACAGACAATTAAAGAAACAATTAAGAGTTTCGCTTACGGACTTTCAGCAAAGGAAATCTCCGATAACGAAGGAACATCACTTGAAGTTATGGAGAAGTTCGCAGAGGAACACGCTGCGGAGATTGAGCAGAAGAAAGCAGAATTGAAGGAAGGTGGATGGTATGAGTAATCTGATTATTGACGTATCTTATCATAATGGAGTCATCAACTGGGAAAAGGTAAAAGCATCTGGTTGTGCCGGAGCTATTCTCCGCTGTGGATATGGAGATGATATCGCATCACAGGACGATAAGCAGTGGATTCGCAACCTTGCAGAGTGCGAAAGACTTGGAATTCCGGTAGGAGTGTATCTGTACAGCTATGCAACTTGCGACAGACAGGCGCAGAGCGAACTTGATCATATCTTAAGATTGATCAAAGGTCACACCTTCCAGTTACCTATCTTCATTGATGTGGAAGAGCCGGGAACGCAGAACTATGCTCCTAGATGCTGTGAAATCGTCTGCGAAGGACTTAAAGCAGCTGGATATACTCCTGGAATCTACGCTTCACTTAGTTGGTTCAACAACCATCTTGGCGGTGTACGTGGCAAGTACATTGAATGGCTGGCAAGATACAAGAATCTTCCTGAGGATACTTATAAAGGTCAGTACGCAATTTGGCAGTATTCTTCCGATGGTCATGTTGATGGAGTTAACGGAAGAGTTGATGTCAACTATTGCTACATGGAATTTGGCGAAAGCGCCACACCAGTAACACCGTCAGCACCTTCTAAGTCAGCAGAGAAGAAAGACTTAGGACAGGTCGATATTACATATCAGGCTTATACAACTAAGTGGTGGCCGGCAGTAACGAACAAAGCGGATTGGGCTGGAAAAGGTGATGATGTTCCAATCAAGTGGCTCGCTATCAAGGTCAGCAAGGGAAGTATCCGGGCACGTGTCTATACGCAGGCTAATGGTTGGTTGCCATATCTTACATTCGGCAACAGCTACAATCTGAACGACAAGGTAAATGGAATCCTCGGAGATGGTTCAGAGATTCTTGCAGTTGAACTGTACTACATCACACCGGAGGGATACAAATATAAGATGGTCCATTACAGAGTTTCTGTTAGAGATAACTCAAATTTCTACAGTGAGCAGATTGACACCTTGAAGACCAATGGTGCAGATGGTTATGCAGGGGATAAGAAGAGATTCGTGGACAAGTTCCAAGCTTGGATTGAGTAG